TATCAAACTCCAGGGATTGCGCCTGATTGGGGAGGTCTAGTCATCAGAGGAGAGGTCTGAACGCTGGTGTTGTTGTTCTGCACTGCTACAGATGCAACTGGACCTCGTACTGGTCCTTCTAAACCAGCGGCACGCATTTCGGCTTCTTTCCTGTCTCGCTCCGCCTGCAATCTCAGCAACTCTTGCTTCTCGTCGGACCTTCTGATCCTATCTTGTCTTATTAACTCTTCCTGTCTCTCAGCTTCTGCATTTTCTTCGTCGATTTGACTTAGTCTTGTTCGGTATGCAGCCTCTGATGCGAGACCTTCTCTAATTGCACTTGCCGCTGCCGCTTCTGCTGCTTCCACTCCCATGATGCCATCAAAGAATGGGATGTACTTCGCCAACGAATCGATGTACCCAATCACTTTGAAGAACATGACCTTCAAGGAGGTCATGATTCTGTCCATGATCATCGCCATGTACGTGATTGGTTTCTCAAATACTCCGAATACCCAATCACTAACATACATGAATGCATCAGCGATCGCTGTTCCTGCTGCCATCAGACCTTCTGGACTCAAGGCATACTTCAGACCTTCCCATGCCAATTTGATACCTGCTACGGTCAAATCCCACGATAACACTAGGTAATCTACGAAGGCTCGGAATACCTCTTTCACAGTCAACCAGATCTTCTCTCCGAATCCGATTGTGTCGTCATCCCAGATAGCAAAAACGCCTTTCACCCAGTCCTTGATGTAGTCGAAGAACGGTTGGGTGAATTCTTGAATGACGTCAAACGACACGAATCCGAGGGTTAGGCTGCTGAGGATCTGTGAAAATGCACCCTGCAGACCGTCCACAATCTTTAGAGCGATGTTGCTCTCTTCCGAGTTCGCCCATCCTTTGAAGAATCCGATGAATCCTTCGATCAAGAGGATCAGTGGACCAAGGAATTTCAGACCCAGTTTAGCGATGTGACCAGCAGGACCCAAGAATGGCAAGATCTTCGCCGCCATTTTAGCAATTGGACCAGCAGTGCCGAAGAATCCCAGAATGGGACCTATTACCCCCATGGCGATGGTCCCCAATCCTCCAAGCAACTTAGCAAAAAAGCCTCCACCAGATGCGGGTTTCACTAGAGACTTCAAGCCTTCCCCCATCTTTTCCATGGATGCTTTCAGACCACCGAATAACTTGGTCCTCTCCCGCTTCTCTTCGTTGCGGGCCTCTTTCTCTGCCGCTTGGTTGCCTTCGCTAGCCTTTACTCCGTCCTTCAAGAGGGATGAAATCTCTGCTAGTGATTTGCCGATTGATTTTGGGTCGTCTGCCATTTACCTACCCCTTTGCGATTCTTCTAGCCTTTTGTTCTCTTCCTTGATGTGGTTGCTCAAGAGAGCAATATAGATCTGTCTCTCCCAAGGCATCATATCTTCGATCTCAGCGATCGAGTAACACTCACTTCTCGCCAAGGCGAAATTGGTTTGATACCAATTCACCAAGGAATCATGACTAAGGCTTAGGAAAAAAAATCGGTCATGCCCTCTGCAATATAGGTGTCTTCTTCACCACATTCTTTACAGATGAACTTGATCTCTTTCCTAACTCTGGGCATTGAATCAAAGAATCCCTTGATCGCTTCCAGATGCTTGTAGCTCAGACTATCCACGAACTCCGTCAATTCTGCGTCTGTCGACTCCGATGCCTTGTACACCTGATCGGAATCATAAATGTAGTCGATGCACCTGATCAAGACCTTCATGGGATCGTCGCCTGTCATGTCTCCAATATCATTCAGCCCAGGAGACTTGAGCATGATCCCCATCTCGTTGGTGATCTCTACTTTTTCTTTTCCCTTTTCCATCTTGGTGACCTCAATGTCTGAGAGGTCCACCTTCACCTTGTTCTCTGCGCCGCAGTGACTGCAAGCGATGTTCACCTCTACCGATTCTCCTACCGATCTACATCTGAGGTTGATGAACACATACTCAAAGTCTGCTAGAGAGAACGAGTTGACTGTCTCTTCCGCCTTGGGGGATTCAACGCAGGCGATCACGATCTTCTTTACAGCCTCCGTGATCTCGTTGGGATCCTTGGACTCCGCCGCCATCATCAAGATCTTTTCTTCCTTGACGAGGAACGGGCGGTACTTTAGTGTTTTTCCAGTGGATGGGACTTTCAGTTCATATGTTGGTGTTTTTACAACAGGTAAAGCCATTACGATTCGTCTCCATATTAAATCAGGTTGCCAATGCCACCTAGGTTAAAGTTCTGTAAGGGTCTCTCTACTACCTGTCCTGCGTCAGCCCAGGACTGGAACAGAGTAGAAAAGTTTAGCGGGTTGCCGAATTTGCCACCGAAGATACCGATGTCGTTCATGACGCCGCCGATTTGAGTGTCTGCTTTTCTCACTTCTGGGATGTCGTACATAAATTCCTGTGCCACTGCACCACCTAGGGTAATGATAGTGGGTACGTATCTGGTGAAGTTAAGGGTAATGGTCTGTCTGGCGATCTCGCTTCCACCCTCGTTAGACATTTCTAGAGGACCGACCGCCTTAGGCCATACTTCTTCCATTCTGATCCTGTAGATGGGGAGGTCGAACTCGTTCAAGACGTAGATGTATGCGTCGCACATGTAATCCTTGGGATAACCAAGTCTACCGCTTGCTGGGTCGACAATGGCGTCCATCCATGCTTCGAACGCTCTTCTTTCCCAGACGTCTTTTCCGAGGTAGAACTCGATCGAGAGTTCGTTTTCGTAGATCGGTGCATAAGGCATCTCCCTAGAAGGTCCTAGACCCGTTTCATCTGGTGAGGACGCAACGGATCGGCCTGGGACCGAAATGGTGTTAGCCATGAGCGATAGTCTATTGCCCATGAACATGTCCATCATACCTAGCAGTCCTGAGAACTCCACAAGATAGCGGTTTGGTGTGAAGACACCAAACTTCTGGATATTTGCTACCATTCTGTCGATTCTTGGCATGCTTACGACTCCTTGATTTTATTTATACTGTCGCGCCACACGCCTCGCCTGTTCTCCTTAATGAAGGCTTCCGTAGGCAGGTTGATGGCAATGTTCCAGTGTTCTGGTGGCACCACGACCACCTTAGATCTTACCCTGTTGATGAGGTACTTCTTGATGCATGGTTGAAAGAATCTGAACCTCATGCTCTGCTTCAGCATGGCATAGGTGGCGAGGATTCTAGCATCCTCCGACATGGATCTATCGTTCACTTTGGACAGCAATTGTGCAAAGAACACGTTTCGGTACCTTGGGGGTAGATAATGCAGGTTTAGTCCAAGGATATGCTTGGGTTGATAGTCCAGAGAGATGACCAGAGGGAAAGCATCCCAGTAGGGCAGTGTAGATTTAGTCTTGGGGCTGTACCTATACATGAACATTCTGCCAGGCCTTCTATCCTTCATTATCCGAGCAGCCTGTGCTTCCTCTATCAGGTCGTTTCTGGCGATATCACCCCGTCCATAGATGTATTGGATGTTGTCCCTGAACCATTTCAGCGACCGCCGTTCCTTGGAGTCCACCCCAAAGAACTCGGCTACGTTCTGGACCTCTTTCATGTACTCGGTGTACTCAGCCATTTTTGCCCTTCTTGAATAGGTCGTCTTCCGTCAATACTCTGAACGTCCATCCTCTATTCTCGGCAAACTCGGTGGCAGCCTTCCACTTCGCTTGGTTCACCCCATACGTCATCACCTCTCCCAAGAAACGCCTCTTTTGCTTCTTACCCCTCTTGGGTTCTAAGCACTGCTTCTTGGGTTTGATCTCAATCAAGGATACCTCTTTGAACCCGTCCTTTTTCTGCATCTCGATGATGAAGTCAACGAAGTACCTGTGCATCTTGTTGTCTTTGGGGGATCTATAGGGTACCACTACCTCTTCACTTCCCCATCTGATGATCGACTCGTTCGTATCACAAAAGACCATGAATTTCCGCTCCCACAAGGAGCGATACGTTATCTTGGTGGGGTCTCCAAGGTATTTCTCTGTATTTTTAGGCTTGTACTTTCCTTTGTAAGACATGGCTTCCTGTCTTATATATAAAAAGGTATAGACACATTAGCGATCCAAGATGGGGGAACCACATGGCGCAGATACCAAATGACGGAGCGATAGGGTTAGGAGGTGGAATTTCAGAAGCCATTAATAGTGCTGGCAATGCAGTCTTCTTCGATGCAGTTCAGAACTCTGGCAACCTGAACAACCTCAACGGCGAAGATGATACCATTCTTGTGTATCCTCTCGATATGCATAACAACCCCACCAAGGGGAATATCATCCAATTCGACATCTTCTACAAGAATCCTGCCACAATGGAAGATGTGACGAACAAGATCAAGGACGTAACCACCAGTACTGTAGAAAAGTTTAAGACCGTCGAGACCCAGCAAAGAGAAGCAATAAATGAACGCGGCTTTTCTACGTTGTCTGACCGACCTAACCAGTTGCCATTTTCACTCGGGTTCGGAGGTAATGTTCCCCCTAACTCTTCAGTTAAAGTGGAACCAGAAGCACCAAGTCCAGATGCCGAACAAACTAATGAGAGCACTAGACTAGGGAAAGCGACAGAGAGGTCTAAGGACAAAGTAACCCTGTTCATGCCTACTGGAATCCAGAACACTGACTCGGTAGTGTACTCTGAACAGAATTTTGCCATGATGAAAGGTCTGCTCGATCTGGAAGTGGGTGCTTTGGTTCCAGGTGCGATGTCTGGACTTGCTGGTGGTTTGGACTCTATCGCTGCCATGGGTGGTGTAGAATTGAACAGCGAAGCCGCTCTCAATGCCGTAACTGGTGTGGTCACCAATCCCCGCAAAGAGCAACTATTCAACGATGTGAACTTCAGAACGTTCGATTTCTCCTTTAACTTCTTCCCCAAGAGCAAGGCCGAGACTGAACAGGTAGCACAGATCATCAAAATGTTCAGATTCCATGCACACCCAGAGGTGTCCAGCAATCAAGTGTTCTATAGCATGCCTTCTGAATTCCAGATCACTTACGTCGACCTGAAGTATCCGTCTAACAATCCATTTCAGGAGGTTGCATCTTTATTTGGTGCCAACTCTAACGCTGGTACGGTAATTTCCCACAATCAGTGGTTGAACAGGATCGGTAGATGTGCACTAACCAACGTAACCACTGATTACACACCTTTGGGTAGATTGACCTCTTTCGCCAACGGTGCACCAGCGGCAATCACCCTAACTCTTCAATTCACTGAGCTTGAAGCAATCAGTCGTAACAAGATCAAGGTAGGATACTGAACATGCCGTATTTTTCTAATCTTCCAAGACTAAGGTATTCATTCGACGACGGTGTGACCACTAAAGTAGCGGTAGACATCATGAAGAGGGTGAAAGTCCGAGATTATATCAAAGAAAATACCCAATACTTCAGCGAGTATAATATTGAAGACGGCGACACACCAGACACTATCGCCAATAAGATCTATGGTAATTCGAACTTGCACTGGGTGGTGATGATCTTCAACAACATCATCAACCCATACTACGATATGCCGCTCAGTCAGAGGGAGTTGGAGGCGTTCTGCTACAACAAGTATAGAGGCGAGACTTGGTTCCTCACCAGAGGAGACGGTACTGCTGACGTACCTAACGACTTTTACCTAGAGAGAAATCAGACGCTTAGGAACGTGTCGGGTGGGGGTCCAGTCACCGACACCACAGGTATCACTTACGGGGATAATGCTGCTCTAGTCAGAAAATGGGATAAAACCCTGTCTAGTGTGGAGGTAATTGGAATCTCTGGTGATTTTGCCCAAGGAGATTATGTCGTGGGTATCGGCACTTCTGCCGACGGTACCACTTATAACATGCCTGCCAAGATCACCAGAAGAGTGCAGGAGTCCATCTACGCGGCTCATCACTTCCAAGAGACTGGCACTTCAGACGTTTGGTTGAACCCCCTTGGTACTCCTCCCCAGGCTGGGTCTGGAATCCAAGCAGTACTGGGTCACACTGGTGGT